TCGCGAAGAAAAAGGCGGAGAGTGGTTTGAGGAATTTTTATACAACCTATCTCAAACTAAAGAGGGCGGGCAAACACAGGAGATATTAGACGCAATACAAAGTAAAAGAGGCGAAACAGTTCAGGGTGTCGTAGATCAGTATCGAGAAGATGTTGGGCTCGATTTAATTTCTACAGAGGACAAGACAGATGAGATAGTGGCAACAGCGTCTTTACCTCCAATTTCAACAAGACAAGCCTCGGAAAAAGAGAAAGACGAAAAGAAAACAGTAGTGTTAGTTCTTGAGGAAGATGACCCAGAGTTAAAGTCGGATGTGGAGAGTATCTGTGAGCATAGTGGTGGTCATAAAGATACACACGCCATTATTAGATTCTTACGAGATCAGCTTGGATCAGAAATGGTAAGCTTTGCTGACGATGAGTTAATACAATACATAAATGAAATGAAGGGACAATATTTACAAGATCACGAAGAGCCCAGAGGTAATGCTGGAAAAGTAGGAACAGACGACGAATTTAGGGCAGAAGAAGATGTGGCTGATTATGTATCTCACAGTAGCGGCGGTGCCCAAGGCGGAATGTAATGGGTGTTCATAAGCCCAATAATGTTGCGGCAAACGAGATCTTTAAGGGGCTTAAGGAAGAGCTGCTTAAGCTTGATCCAGTTTCTTTTTGTAAGCAGTATCTAAAAATTGACGGGAAGCCTTTGGATATGGACGGAACGGGGTGGAAATTTCTTTCGGATATTTATAGGTATGTGGCAATAAATGCTTTGGAAAAGGACGGAAAGCCGGTTGTTATAACTAAAGGCCGCCAAGTGGGGTGTACTGTAACCGCTACCGCGTTAGAAATGTATTTTATGACAAGCGGGTTGTTCGGTAGTTCAGAAAAATACCCACCCATACAGATACTACATTGCTTCCCTGCGCTAAACAATGTGGGGAAATTCGTAAAGGCAAAGTTAAGCCCTATGATGCGCACCTCTTCTGGTGATTATATAAAGAAACACGGGTTAAGTTGGGATCTGGATGCTGACAAAAAACGGACAGATGTTCCAGAAGACACTTTAACAGAAAAGTTTTTTGAAAACGAAAATATGCTGTGGATAGATTCTAACGGCAATAACGCATCAAGAATTCAAGGTATGACTTTGGACGGAATATTTCACGACGAAGTTCAGAGGATGTTAAAAGACGATATAAATAATGGTATTCGAACGCTTACCGCAGCAAAATATGGCCCCACCGGAAAAGGTATTCAAATGTTTTTTGGAACCCCTTTAGGCAAGGGGTCTTATTTTTGGAAATTATGGCAAGCGTCAGACCAGAGATATTATCATCTTGGGTGTGTAGAGTGCTCCCACTATTTCAACCTATACACACCTGGCTCGGATGATTGGGAAGAAATTTGGTTACACGGAAATACAGTTAAGTGCCCAGAGTGCGGACATGAGCAAAGCAAGGAAGATAGCGTGCAGAACGGAAAGTGGATCCCTACTCGTAAGGCTATGGATAACGGAGCAGAGCCGCTTTATGTTGGGTTTCACTTTAATCAGTTTTTAATCCCGAATATGACCAAGGAAGCGATAAACAACGAAAACCCAAAGTATAATCCAACGAAATCAGAGAGAATTTGGCAAACAGATATACTTGGGGAGTTTTATAGTGGATCTGCGATGCCTATGACCGAGGAGGAGATTTACTTATACTGTAAAAATCCAGATCGCGGCGTGTCAAGTCGTGTGCTAAAGTCAGACACAAGACAAACATTTATGGGTGTAGATTGGGGTGGAAAAGACGACAGTGAAGAAGCAATAGGCGGCCAATCTTATTCTACAGTGCTGGTTGCTTCGGTCGGGCAGTATGGCGTGTTTCAGATAGAAAACGCGTTTAAGATGAAAAAGAACACGCTGGAGTATAAAAAATCCGTCATAGATGAGATGTTTAAGCGGTTTAGTGTAAAACTGATGGTGGCAGATATAGGTTTTGGTAATGACATAGTTCCAGACCTACAGAGAGAGTATCAGTCAAGAATATGGGGATGTATAAATAGCGGAACTCTGATAAAGCCGGTGAAAGTAGTTCCGGAAAATTTATCGATCATATGTAATAAAAATCTTATGCTCGATGATATTTTTAACGCAATGAGGCGAGGAAATATAAAGTTCCCCCTAAAGGATTCGGCGAGTTTTGAGCAACTTAATTGGCTTATTGAGCATTGTTGTTCTATGGAGTTGGTAAAAAAGACTGTTTCTGGAAATATAGTGAATATATATGAGAAAGGGACTGGCGCGAATGATGGTCTGATGTCTTTATACTACGCCTACCTTGCCTGGAAAATGGTAGCAACAAGTCATTTTAAAGTTAAGAAACATCGAGAGGGAGTTGGTGGAACTGTCCCCGTTTTAGCTTATGCACCAAATATAATTTAGAATATAATGTAAGTTAGTTGATTAGGAGTGTGGAAAAATGCAGGCACGACGAGGAAGAATTACAGACGGGTTTAAAAAAGCTGCGACAGCTGACCCAAACCCCAAAAGACGATTTGGTGCGAAACCAGTTAGTATGCCAGAGAATGGTATGTCTAGATCTGAAGATCGTATGTATAATCAGACGCCAGAGGTTAATGGCCAAGTTAGCTCGGCCGGAGTTCAAGGTATGTCTGAAGAGAGACAGGCAGAAATGCTAACAAGAGGTTTTGAGCAAGACAGCAAAGCACCTACGTCATCCCCGTTATTGGTCTATAGTAATTCTTACAAAAAAGCACAAGAACTAAAACAAAAATACGGGTTTAGTAAAACGGCCGTTGCGACATCACTTGGGGCCGGCGGAAGTGGGACAAACACTCTCGGGGTAGAGGGATCAAATGTAACCAGACTTGCCCCAGAAGTTTATTCGCCACTGTTTCAGATTGCCAATTTACAATTACCACGAGATCGTATTACTATGAACGCGTGGAACAGAAACTTTTACGACACACATCCTTTAGTTCATAACTGTATTAATCTACACGCAACATATCCAATAGGAAAAATAAATATCAGATGTAAGCATAAAAATGTAGAGCAATTCTTTAATGATATGATCGAAGAAATAGATCTGGTAAATGTGTTACACAATATGGCCCTGGAGCTGTGGAAAATTGGGGAAATATTTCCTTACGCAGAATTAGATGAGAATCGCGGGACATGGAAAGGAATAACTATCCAAAACCCAGATTATATTCATGTAAAGAGATCTGTTTTAGGCGGAGAATCAGTAATATCGTTAAGGCCAGATGCCGCTTTACAAAGACTAGTGATGAGTAGTCATCCAACAGACATTCAACTTCGAAGACAAATTGATCCAGAGATACTTCATCACGTTCGCAAAGGAAACACTATACCGTTGGACAATTTTCACGTAAGTCATCTGAAAATGTTGTCTTCTCCCTATGATATTCGCGGGACATCGATTATAGTTAGTATATATAAAGACTTGATGCATTACGATAAGTTGCGCGAATCTAAATTCGTTCAGGCAGATTCATTAGTGAATCCTATTACTTTAGTTAAGGTCGGCGGAACAGCAGAGGGTGAATATCATCCTACGAGTAATGATCTCGAAGAGTGGCGTCATATAATTGAGGCCGCACAGTATGACCGTGATTTTAAAATCATTAGTCACGCCGGGGTAGATATTTCGCGTGTTGGTGCTTCTGGTGCTGTTATCGATATTAGCGGCGATCTGACATTCATACTGGACAATATTCTGTATGGGTTAATGACTCCAAAGGCAGTAATAACCCAGGAGGGAGCGTCCTATAATAGTGCGTCAATCGGCCTTGAAGTGTTAAAGCAACGATACGAATCGTTTAGAAATATGATAGCAAAGTGGTTGCAGGTAAAGATATTTGCCCCTATAAGCGAGATACAGGAATTTTACGAATATGAGGGCGGAGATAAAAAGCTAATAGTTCCAGAAGTAGATTGGAATCAAATGATCTTGTTTGATATGAGTGATTACATTGGCATTTTACAACAATTAGCTCAGCCAGGTCCGCAAGGAGAACCACCAAAGGTTTCCAAAGACACGATGTTTAGAAGCCTTGGTTTAGATCCGGACAAAGAAATACGAAAGGTTCGTATGGAGATGATACAAGATATGATCGCAATGAAGGAAAAGACGATCGCACAGGGCTTAACCTTAAGCACACTTCGGTCTATTAAGGAAGGAGAAGATCTTGTTGAGCCTACTGAAGAGCCTGTGGCTGGCGTTCCTGGGGCACAGCCAGGCGGCGCTGGAATGGGCGGCGGACTTGGTGCGCCTCCGATGGGTGGAGGTTTAGGCGGACCTCCTCTTGGTGGTGATCTTGGTGGCGGTCTAGGTGGTCCTCCTTTAGGCGGCGATCTCGGTGGTGGTTTAGGAGGCGGTGATTTAGGCGGCGATCTCGGTGGTGGTTTAGGAGGCGGTGACCTTGGTGGAGGAGCACCAGCTGGTGGTGGAGCGCCGGTTATATAAAATTCGGAGGACTGGTATGAACCTGAAATATATACAAAAGCTTTGTGAAATGGCAAATAGGCTGGATACTATTGGGCGTCACGCTATGTCTGACTTGATTGATTCTATTATAAAAATCGCATCTATGACTGTGGCAGAAGCTAGAGGTCATATGGGGTATAGTTTGAGCGAAGTAATCGACAAAGAGGAGTTATATAAAAGAAGAAGAAAATTGGCTTTTGAAAATCACCCAGACCTGGAGATGGATCCGAGACTGAAGGGAGAAAAAGAAGAGCGTATGAAGAACATCAACGCTTCTTACGATGTGCTAAAAGAAAGACCCCACCCAAATCCGTTTGCGGGTCATAGTCCATACACCCGGCCGCGTCAACGAAGCTATCAGGAAAAACAACGAGATAGAATTGTCGTAACTCTGGAAGAAGCTATACAGGAAGCCGGACGACAGACAGGGCTAAAGTGGGTATTTACGACCGGCATAAGGCATGGCGGGTATTCTTACAATACTTCAGAAGCACAGGTTATATATGGAATACCAGAGTCGGGGACGGGAATGACCGCGTTGGCGCTGGTATATCATCATAAGAAAAACGGACAATATGATATGCGTCATTTGGACAAGTATGCTGTCATGTATCAAGCTATCCACAAAAAGCTTACAGGCGCAGATATAAGAGAAGTATTTAAGTCGGCGCCACACGATTATTCCACAAGCCACAATGTATATTTGTATGATAGCCCGACAACAGATTTGGCGACCGCTGTTAAGGCAAACGCAACTAAAGGTATGAGGCTAATAGATGCTTTGTATGCGGTAGGGGTTGGAGAGAAGAGAAAGAATAAATTAAAAACCATTGTTTCCATTAGTAGAAGCTCGGCCGGGTCTGGCTGGGGGCGATCGTATAGTCTAAATATTAATGACGAAGAGATTGGTCTTGGCAACGATGAGCATATGTCTAATATATTTATGGTATTAAATAGTAAAATAAAGGGTAATAAAGACTTCTTCACTATAACACGTATTCCTTCTTCATTATCAGCCAGCATACTAAAAATGATATATAATAAAATTGGACACAAACTAAATGAGGAAGAGCTGGAAAAAATAGCAGACGCGTATATAGAGAAAGGCGGCGATCCAGAAAAGGTTGGTAGAGAGAATGCGGCAAATGTAAAAGAAGATGATCAAAGTATTTCGCTTTATATTTTCCGCAGTTTGGGCAGAGATGTTTCTGTATATAACGCTACA